CCTGCTCGGTCGCATCCTTCAAGCCAAAAACGCCTAAGCCATGCCCTGGATACGACCCCAAGACCAAATGCCCGAATTTGACGAACCCGTCCTAATTACTGATATTGAAGGACTGCAAATCGTTGCTTGGCGTGATAGGTACACTGGTAAGTGGCACTCCGAGAACCACGCTTGGTTTAATAGCGAAGTCAATTACTGGATGCCCATCCCCGAAATCGTTTAAGCCATGCAGACCAAATTAGAGCGCTATGCCGCCAAGTACGGCGAGGCATTTATGAACGAACTGCCCGATATCATTCGGACCTACTGCCTTGCAAACGACCTGCGAGTTCCAACCAAGAAGCGACCAAGCAACCTGCATATCATTCGGGTCATTGCCGAGGCAACCAGCGAAGTCCTTGGGATTCCGATTGAGAATATTTATTCCAAAAGCAGGCTTCGGCCGTTGGTAATCGCAAGGAGCATCATTGCAGACATCGCCTACTCGGAGTTCCTGTTTACCTACAAGAACATCGCCATAGAACTGAATCGGGATCATGCGACCATCATCCATAACCTTGTCACCCATGTGCAGGATTCCCGTTCTACACCTCAACTCAAGTTCCTTCGTTCACAAGTTTTGCACATAACAAGGCAGAATTTGCAAACAAGCAGTCACCCATACACCTCTGACTAAGTGCGACTTAGGTCGTCGGTGAGCCTACGATAATCGGCAAATCCGTGAGATTCGGACAGGGTCAGCCTAACCGCTGGCCCTTTTTTTTTGCAATCTTTGCATATGCAGTCAGCCGACACCGTAATCCTTGACCTCTACCGAAGCGGCGAAATCCGAAAGGCGTGCCTCACGATTACAGGAGGCGACCCGCTTTGGCGAGATTTGGAGCAGGAATGCGTCCTCATACTGCTGGAGAAAGACCCCGCCAAAATCCTGCAAATACAAGCGCAGGGCTACTTCAAGTTCTATGTCGTCCGCCTCTTGCTGAACCTGTACCGAGGAAAGAACAACCAGTTCGCCCAAAAGTACCGTCACCACGATTTGCTGGAGGAACTTGACCCCGATTCCCCCATCCCCCAATCGGAATATGATTCCCTCATGGACGACCTTTGGGCCATCGCCGAAGCCGAGATGGACACTTGGGCCAAGGACGGGGCGTTCCCCTATGACAAGGAACTGCTCCGGCTACATCTTCGCACGGGGAACATGAAGAAACTTTCACGGGACACCGGTATTCCGTATCGTTCTATAATCTATTCCATTGACCAAGCCAAGGCCAAAATCAAGGCCGCCATTCAATCCCATGGACACGCTGATATTTCCCCTGCTGATTAGTTCCCTGACCGCCCTCGCAATCGCCGAGTACCGTGTCCTTCCCCAGGCCTGGTACAAGACCTGGTTCGCCCGGCACAAGCCGTTCTCCTGCGTGACTTGCCTCACTTTTTGGGTGGCGGTCCTGCTTACCTGGTCCACTTGCGGTTGGATCCTCGCACCCGTGTACGGCCTCGCCTCTGCGGGGTTGACCGTTGTCATCCTCCAAGTCACGAACCGATGACCCAAGACGAGTACCTGCTGGCAACCAAGCACCGCCATTACTGGGACCAATATCAGGCCGCCCTGTTCATGCGGTTAAGCCCCGAAGCGGTCCACGACTTGCAGACCATCCTCGTCGCCCACGGACGACCCAACACAAATTGGTGGTGCGCTGACTGCGTAAAATCGGCACTCCAATACATTTACCAAGAGGCGGACCAATTCGCCGAAGCCAACCAGCACCAAGTCAGCCATGCCCTCAACAACCCCAACCCGTGACCAGTTCCAAACCTATGCCGACTATGGCGAAGGGGTACGCAACAACGCAAAGCGGGGGATTGAACTTAACGAGCGCAACGGGAACAAGTGCGCTACACAAACTGGTAAGGTCAGGGCGCAGCAACTCGCAAATGGTGAGGGGATTTCCCTTGAAACCGTTAAACGGATGCACTCCTACCTATCCCGTGCTGAAACCTACTACGACAACGCTGACAGTTCCAGCGACTGCGGTTACATCAGTTACCTCCTTTGGGGAGGCAAAGCGGCCCTTGGCTGGAGCAGGAATAAACTACGGGAACTTGGCGAACTCAACGAAGGTTGACACCGAAGCGCAGGTCCAAGCCCGCATGGATTCGCTGATGATGGTGATAACCACCCTCTGCGACTGCATTGGTGCGGTGGACGATTCCAACTCGCCCAACGCCTTTGCGGTCAAGATGAAAATCGTGGACAAGATTGACGAACTCATTGATAAAATAGAATACTGATGGGAGCAGGAAGGCCACGGGTATTTGCGACCCCCGGTGAACTATGGGATGAGTTCACGGAATATTGCGACAAAACCAAGGAACGGCCCATCCTCGTAAAGGATTGGATTGGCCCCAAAGCCGTGGAGGTTTACCGGGAAAAGGAAGCCCCATTGACGATGGAAGGGTTCCGGCTACATCTTTGGGACAAAGGAATCGCTGATGGAGGCAAGGAGTATTTTCTCAACCGGACGGGAACATATCAAGAATTTACCACGGTCTGCTCCCGCATAAAGGAAGCCATCCGGGCTGACCAAATCAAGGGAGGCATGGCCGGCATCTACAACCCCTCCATCACCCAGCGGTTGAATGGATTGGTAGAAAAGCAGGAAACGAGTATCACCATCGAGCAGCCGCTTTTTGGGGATGGACTTTAAGTACACCACCGCTATCAAGAAGATTCGGGCGATGACCGCTCGGAAGAAAGTTATCCAAGGCGGGACAAGTGCGTCCAAAACCTTCGGCATCCTTGCGGTCCTCATTGACCACGCCGCCCGCCATCCCAAGTCGGAGATTTCGGTGGTGTCCGAATCCGTGCCTCACCTGCGACGGGGAGCCATCAAGGACTTCGCCAAGATTATGCAATGGACCCATCGTTGGGTTCCCGACCGCTGGAACAAGACCCTCCTGCAGTACAACTTCGCCAACGGTTCCACGATTGAGTTCTTCTCGGCTGATTCGGAAGCACGCCTCCGTGGGGCAAGGAGGCAGGTCCTCTACATAAACGAGGCCAACAACATTGACTTTGATTCCTACTACCAGTTGGCCATCCGTACCAGCCAAGAAATCTACATTGACTTCAATCCCACCCACGAATTTTGGGCGCACACCGAGGTCTTACCCGAAACCGATGCGGAGTTTCTAATCCTGACTTACCAGGATAACGAAGCGCTACCTGATACGATACGATACGATATAGAACGAAACCGAGACAAAGCGGAGCATTCCGCATATTGGGCGAACTGGTGGAAGGTTTACGGCCTCGGCCAAGTCGGGACGCTACAGGGGGCGATCTACGGCGATTACACGGTGGTTGATGGTATAGACCCATCCACGATGAAATTCGTCGCCTACGGGCTTGACTGGGGGTTCAGCACGGACCCAACCGCCTTGGTCGCCGTGTACCGCAGGGGGGACGACTTATTCATTCACGAACTGCTCTACCATCGGGGGCTGACCAACTCGGATATCGCCACAAGGCTGAAGGAATTCGGCATTACCCGTGCGTGGGAAATCGTCGCTGATTCAGCAGAACCGAAGAGCATTGAGGAAATCTATCGCCTCGGATTCAATATCAAGCCCGCATCCAAGGGACCAGATAGCGTAAGGCAGGGAATTGACATCGTGAAACGGTTCAACCTTCATGTGACCAAGGATAGTACAAACCTGATTAAGGAACTCCGCTCGTACACTTGGGCTACGGACAAGGACGGGCGGGACACGGGGGTCCCGATAGATTCCTACAACCACGCCTGCGATGCGCTCCGCTATGTGGCCCTTAACAAACTCGCCGTCAGTAACTCAGGGAAGTACTTGGTGGTGTAACTTTGGGGCATGAACCTTGAATCCATCATTGATTTGCTTTTGATTTTTGGCAGATTCTTTCTCTTATTGCTTTTGATTTTTGCAATCGCTTCCCTACTATGAAACTCATCCACTACTACCACATTTACTGCGGAGGCGGCGGCCAATGGCAACTCATCATGCACCAACACATGATGGCCCTGTGCAATTACGGGCTGATTGAGGAGTTAGACGAGATTCGGGTCGGCATCGTTGGCCCACCCGACCAGCGGAAGGTGGTGAAAGAAATCTTGGACAATTCGCTCGTGGCGGCAAAGATTAAGGTGGTGGTGACCCGCACAAACGCATGGGAGCAAGCCACGCTGACCGAGATGTACCGAGCGAGCCAAACCGAGGATGCCGCCTACCTGTACGGGCATACCAAGGGCAGTTCCGACCCCAGCCTCATCAACCAACTTTGGTGCAGGTCCATGGTGTTCTTCAACATCGTCGCATGGGAGCGGGCCATCGCAGAACTCGCCAATGTGGACTGCGTGGGAGCCTACTGGCTGACCAAAGAGGAGTTTCCCCAAATCGCTGACCACAACAACCCCGACGGCTACCCGTACTTTGCAGGGACTTTTTGGTGGGCTAAGTCGTCCCACATCCGTGAACTGGGCGAACCCGTAAGGGAACACCGCTGGCAGGCAGAGCATTGGATCGGGAAGAGGGAAGGCATGACCGTCTATAACTCCTGCAAGGGGTGGCCAGGTCCGGATAAGTTCGTTATCACATTTTAGCCATGGCCAAAATCCCTGTCATCATCAC